GCCGCCCTGTTCTCCCTTTCGGGATTGGCACGAAGGCGGCAAATCGCCTCGCCCCGTAGCAAATGTGCAGTCCACCTTATCTCCCGACCCCGGTTTCTCCATTTCACGGTGAACCAGTACACGCCGGTCGCCGAGTCGCGAAAGCAAGCGTCAATAAGGTAGTCGCTCTCGACGGTGAGCGTCTTGGGGCCGGGGATCGGCGTGATCTTGAAGGGGTTCAGGTCCACGATTCAAGCGCCTCCTTGTATGCGCCGCACGCCAAACACTCGGGAAACGACGTCGGCCGGCCGTGTTTGGAGCACCGCCCGAAGTTGCAGCCGCAATCCGGCGGGGTCAGGTGGGGGCAGGCTTTGACCAGCTTCAGACTCGCGAGGACCTCGCCGACGGTCGGGCGTGACGGTTCAGATGCCTCGCCCGCCAAGCGGACGACCGTCCGCCGATACCCTTCGCGACTCGCGGCGTCAAGGTTGGCGTCGGAGACGAGCCATCGCAGCCGGGCGTGTCCGGTCTTGACGATGGCGGCGTTCAGGTCGTCTTGGGTCATTCGGTCACGGTGAGGGTTTGATCGGCCCACGGATATGCCGTCGGCGTGAACGACGGGGAGAACCGCAGGTAAAGCGGATCGCATGAAAACGTTGGAGAATCCAGCGTCATTGGACCGGCGGCGCCTTCGGCCCCGGTGCTGTCGGGGCACGACGAAATGACCGAGAACGGCGGGGAGGTCAAGCGAGTGACCTTAAGCGGCACAACCCGCGTCATCACCGGGACGTTGGCGGGCGTGGCCTCGGGGGGTGAAAAATCCAGCAGATACCGGACGTTGACGGTTCCGGCCGGGCAGGTGTTGAGCCCCCCGGAGCCTGGGAAGCTGGACGGCGTCGTCATGGCCCATCGGTGCAGGCCGCCGCTTGTCCCCTGGTAATCGATCGTCCCGGAGTCGCCGCCGCTCGCCGAAAAGTGCATCGTCTTGGGGATCGGGTAGCGGCAGTTTATGTTGCTCGCGGCGACGGCCACGCCCACGTAATCATCGTGGACGGGCAGGTAGACGGGAACGACGGCGCCGCAAGCGGGCACGTTGACGGTTCCCACCGTGTTTTTGTATCGCGGGGCCGACGCCTCGTAGTAGACATCGCCGGTTCGGCCGACGTTGATTTGAATGAGTCCGTTCGCGTCAACCGAACCCGACCCGAGGGATTCCGTTTTGGTGGCGTCCCGCCAAACCTGGATCGTCATCGCCGGGGGCCGCAGGTTCAATTCGGCGTCCGATGCCCCGGCCCGCGACTGGAAGGTCGCGACGCAACCGCAGCAGCATCTAGAGGGGGAAAAACGAGTCTTCATAAGATCAGCAATCCGCCGCGACGACGAACCACTCGCCGCCGATCCAGGCGACCAGGACGCCCGCTCCGACGGCGACGGGACCGCCGCCGAACTGGTTGAGGACGACAACTGGATCGCCGCCGGCGACCCACCCCCCCGCGGCGTCCTTCTCGTAAATTTGGACCTCGCCGCCGGTCGACGGCGCGTCGAAGGTTCCGCTCGGGATGGCCGCGGTCACCTTGGCCCGAACCACGCCGGGATTCCAGAATCTGCCCCCGGAGCCGTCGCCGAAGGTCCGGCCGGGGGGCGTGCCTTCGACCCGCTCGCAGACCCGGCGGATCCGCTTGGACTGATCGGCGGTGATCCCGTAGAGCTTGGGTCTTTCCTTGGCCATTAGGGCGTGCTCGCGCTGAAGAGGTTCGCCGGCATGTTGAAGTCGCCGAAATCGACCGTCCGCTTGACCTTGAACCGAAGATAGTTGGGCGTCCCGAGGGGGTCGTAGGAGCCGTCGGTCTTGAGGGGGAGCGGGGAGGAGGCGGGGGCGTTGCCGATGATGATGGGCCGCAACTTTCCGCTCTTGAGTTCTCTTAGGCCGGCGTTGAGGACATGGGCGTCGAATCCGGCCTGAATCACGGTGTCGTCGGGAGCCTTGACTTCGGGCTTAAACGCGAAAACATACGTTACGTTCCACAACCATCCCCAGTCCGCGTCGTAGACCCGATCGCCGGTGATGTCGCGGCAAAGCACGGATTCGGCGGGCCATCCGAGCCAACTGGCGTTGTTCACGCGATCCTTATAAACCAGGATCCAATCGGGGTCGAACGACTTCTCAACCCGCGAGACGGTCGCAATGGGAATCGTGATCGACGAAAGGAGTCCGGGGTCATAGAAGTCCCCTGCCTTATTTCGGATGGGCGTCCCCTCGCGGTCATGGGTGATCGCCCACTCCTCTTCCTCGCTCGACCATTTCAGCGTCGGCGGGGCATCCCATGGGGTCAGTATCCAGCCGCTCAGCGAGGCTCCGGGAGTCGCCCCCATTTGGGTCGGATCAATGGGTTTATAGTCGAGTACGACGCGATACGAGAGACCGTCATCTGTGAGGTGCTGGATGTCGACGCCTTGAAGGAACGATCCGAAGTCGGTTTCCGTCGCCGTCCCGCCAAGCGGCCATCGCCATGTCGCCCCGGCCGTGAGGTTAAAGTTGGCGGCGAGATAATCCCGCACCGCAACCGGCCCATCGGCCACGCTTGAAACGTCGGCGCGGAGCGTCGCCTGATAGTTGCGGCCGTCAACGGACGCGGTGTGGCGAACGCCATTCTTCAGGGCTTTAACTTGCAAAACAGACATGGAACGCCTCCTTAGATCGCCGCCGCCGCAAGTCCACCGATGCCGCCCATGACCGTGAGCATATTGCGTTGCACTTCAAGCGATTGAGCCGTTAGATCAGCCATTCGTTTCGTGTTCGCGGCCACTCCATCCTTGCCGCCGAATCGCGCCGTGAGGATCGCCGACGCCGCCCCGGAGCTTCCCATTGTCAACGCTTCCCCGAACAGCTTCGCCTGAGTCGGCCGGTCCTTGTCGTCAAGCCGAGCCGTGGGGAGGATTGGCTTTTGTGCCAACTCTTCGCGGAGTTTGTCCGTTTCTTGGCGGATCTTGGCGAATTGCTCCGATACGGATTCGGATGCGTAGGGTTGGTTCCAGGCATCCTTTAGGCGAGTCGCCGCGTTCGTCGCCTCCCGGTCCAATTCCTCGGACCAAGCATCAAAAAAGCCGGAAACGCCCGTTTCGCCGAGCCCCACGGCCTCAAGCATCTTGTCGAAGCCCTTGACGACCCAGCCAAGGCCCTTGACGATCGCGGCCAGCCCGGACGTGACGAGCGACTGAGTCGCCTTGAAGGCGATGTCGACCCATTGCCAGGCGTTGGCCAGAGCCCCGATTCCGGTCTCAACGATGTTCAGCCCGCCGCTCACTCCCTCGAAAGCGCCAAGGGAGTCGCCAGCCCACTCGCGAACGCTAATGGACAGCGAACCCCAAACCTCGGTCGCGTAGATGACGCCTTCGGACAACTGGCCGAAGAGGGGGGCGATGATCGGGGCGAGCTTGGCCTGAAACGTCTCCACGAGGTTCTGAACTTGGCCGGAGAAACTAGCCATTTGGGCGGTTGGCCCTTCGGCGTCCTTTGAGGCCGCTCCCCAAACGTCGCCGGATCGCTCCACCACGAGGGCCGCGCTGGCTTGCATCTTGGCGAACTCGGTCAGGTTGCCGCTCGCGTCGGCCAGCCCCATCGAATACGCCTTCTCGGAAACCTCGAATTCCTCGATGCGAATCCCGAACTGGCTCAAGGCCCCAACATTGCCGGTGATCGCCCCTTGTAAGGTATTCAGATTTGATTGAACGTCGCCCCCGAAGGCCGTCGACATGTCGTTGGCGAGCCGGGTGAAGGCTTCCGAGTATTGGGCGGCTTCCCCTTGGCTCGCCCCCATGCCCTTCAAGGCGTTTCCAAAGCCGGCGGCCGCTTCGAAGATCTCGGTCTTGGACGAACCGAAGGCCCGGCCCATCTTGTCGGCGAACGTCTCGATGTCCCCGGCCGAATCGCCGAAGGCTCCCCGCATTCGGCCGATCTTGTCTTCAACCTCCGCCCCGGCCTTGGCCATCTTGACCAGGCCATAGACGCCCGCTCCGCCAACGGCCGCGGCGAACGCCGTCTTGAGCATGTTCGAGGTGGTCATGACCGACGACGCGAACGAGCCCAAGCCGGATTCGGCCGACTTGAAGCCCTTCGTCATCTGGGCCGTGTCGCTCGAAAAGAGCATCGCGACGGATGAAATCAGGCCCATGTCACTTACCCCTCAACTTGGCGATTTCCCGCTCGATCCCGTCGGCGAGCGTCTTTCCGACCACCGCCGCGGCTTCCGGCCCCTTGGCTTCGGCGGCCGGACCCATAAACGGTTTCGCGGGCATGTCCTTCGTGCCGTATTCGACGAACGCCGCGTAAAACTGATCGCCGGTGTATTCCTTGGCGCTGGTGCCAACCAGCACGCCGATCCGCTTGCGGCTCCGCTTCAACGCCCAAACCTTGATCTTCGATTTCAGTTCGCCCGTATCGACCGGAGCCCGGAGCTTCGCCTCTTTGGCGATGATCTTCGCCCCGGCGCGGAGAGCTTGGCGCGTGAGCTTCTTTTCAACCTTCGATTCGAGCGTCTTCAGTTTACGATTGAGCTTCCGCACGTCGAACTTCACGCTGACGGGCATGGCTTACCCCTTCGGGATGGCCCCCAACTGTTTGATTAACCGCTCAGCCGCGTCGCCGGCGTCGATCGTTTCATCCTCGAACCGGCCGCGTGGGATGCGGTCTTGAAGCTTGGGCCGCGGCCCCTTGCCGGACCAAAAGGCGGAATCAATGGCGTGGGCGATGATCCCAGAGGACAGGTAGGGATCGGGCATGGGATTGAGTTGGAAAAACGCCAGCCATTCCGACAATTCGCGGCTGTCCATCCCGCGCTCCAACTCCCCCACGGTGCGATGGAGCAAGAGGGCGAGCTTGAACGTGAATTGTCTTAGGGGCTGGCGTCGGAGTTTTTTGCCAGGTCGCCCACGTCCGCGTCCGTCAGGGCGTTGATCTTGAGCGTGGCCCGCATCAGCGTCAGGGCGTAGTCCGGCGGCATCGTCTTGAGCCGGGGGATGTCGTCTGGGGTGAACACCAGGCCGCCGTCGCCGTCGACAACCGAGGCGACAATGGCCAGCAAGCCGACCTCGGTTGAGGTTTTGCCCTTGGCCGCGTCCTCAAAGGCGATCCGTTCGCCGACGTTCATGGCGCGGATCGTGAGGGTCTGATCCCCCACCCGGACCGTCTCGGTTCTGGGCGGGGGAACGGCCGCGAAGAACGCCTCTTTGGTGGTGTTCATATCTTAGACCGCCGTGCTCCAGGTGACATCGCCCGTAACCTTAAGGGTCACGCTTCCAGTGGCCACCTCGCCGGGAGCACCAAATCCGGGAGCGGCGGCCGTACAGAAAGCCTGGAAATCCAAAAGTGTGGTCTTGGGACTGGTGGGAATCGAGACCTGCCAATCGTGAGTCGTGCCGGCGGCGGTGAGTCCCATCAACCAGCGTTGCTCCGTGTCGATCGGATCAAGATTAAATTCAAACGTGAACTTCCCCGGATCGGAGAGGCCCGCCCGAAATTCCCGAGTGGTCGAGTCGTAGTTCGTGATCTCAACCGAATCGGCTGAGCCGCCGGGCCCGTCAATGCTGGTAATTTGGATGAGCTTGGTGAAGGTGCCGCCGGTGCCCGTCTTGTCGACCGACAACGTGATGCCCTTGGTAAGTTGCGTGGCCATGTGTTTATGAATCCGTCGTTAAAGATCGGGGTAGGGGACGAATCAACCGAATGGGGCGAGGCTGCCGAATGGAGCGAGGCCGCCAAAGACGCGAGGCGCCATCGCGAACGCGGTTGGAGGCGGCTCCGGCTGAGGGACCGCCCGGAACCAAAACCGATACTCGCCGACGATCTGATGGAGATATTCGTCGTCGCCGCTCTGGGGACGTTCCGGCAGATCGAATTCGTTTTCGCAAACCGCGCTCTCAATGCTCACGCTCCCCGATAGGCCGGGAGAGTTGAGAACAGCCTTGCGAACCGCCAGGGCCAGTTGTTCGGCCTCGAACAAGCGAGGCGACCATGACGAGACGCGAACCCGGATCGTCGACAGATCAGCCGTCCCGTCGAAGTCGGTCACGTCGAATCGCCCCGCGACGACTTGAGAAACGCAGGGATAGACCGGATCTTGAGGCAACCCGCCGGGATGCACGCGATCTTCGACCAACGCCGCGACGGCCGGATCGTCGACCAAGAGGCGGTAAATCGCCTCTCGAATCGTCTTGGGACCGTCCGGGGGCGTCGGCGGCTCGGTCGCTTCGAGGTTCAAGGCGAACCAAGGCAAGATCATGTTTCGCCCCGATGGTTACGTGGATTCAGCGGCCAGGATAATGAGTTCCTCGCGAGCCTCATCCGAATTGACCACGCTGAAAATCTTGAAGACCCGGCCTCGATTGTTGGAGACCACGAATCGGCCCTTGGCGTTGACTTCCGGCCGCCACCGAATGGCGATGCGGTGGGTCGTCTCGGATCGGGTCGACTGGCCGTAGTACAGTTCCTTGGCCGACAACGGCCGAACGGCCGCCCAGCACTCGAAAACATCAACCCAAGTCTTGATGGGCTGGCCAAGGGCGTCGGGCGCGCTGGATTCGGACTGGTAGACCAGCTTGGTTTGCATCTCGCCCGGCTCAATCATCGCGGCAACTTCCCGCCCCACTGGAGGCTGTCACAGAGCGCGTCGACGTGGAGCGGGACGGCGTTTTGGGCGTCCCGGTTGGTTGGCGTCCGGCGGGTGTACCAGTGAGAGACGAGCATCTTCACGGCGGTCTTGGCGACCTCGGGAACGTCGGCAACGTCGTCAACGCCCGCGATGTAGGTGATCTCAACCGTTGATCCAGCTTTGAGAACCAGATCGGCGGGGGTGAGCAACGCCGGGAGCGGGTCGACCGGCTCGCCATCGACGGACAGGCTGAGTAGTTGCTTGACCGGATGCCGGAGCAACCGCAAACGCCCGGCCTTTGGGACCACGCGAGTTTCCTTGAGCGTGGTGAGAAGGAAGCATCGAGCCGTCCGCGCCTCGATCAGTTCTCGCGCTGATCGAATCAGACTCTCGACAAGCGGATCATCGTCGGTCAGGTCGAGATACAACCGGGCGAATCGCTTGGCGTCCTCAAGAGTGATGATCTCACCGGCCGGAGGGTTAACGATTTCGAGTCTCATGTCGCCCCCTCTTGGTGGCCTTGCGAGCCCGATGGACGGCCGGATTGACGGCTTCGCGAACGGGCGGGGCTTCGATGGCTCTGGCGATTCCCCGGTCGATCAGATTCGAGGCGGCGTCGTCCGGGAAATCAACAATCTCGCCTTCGCCATACGTGCGAAACCCGATCAGGATTTGCGTGGCGAACTGAATTAGCATGGCGACCTCCAAAAACGCGGGGAGTGAAGAGTCGCCCCCTCACCCCCCGCTCGAAACTTAGGAGGTCAAAACGTCGGTCGCGATGCTGAACGCCTTGCCGTGCAGAAGCTGCATGTCGGCGTCCGAGAGCACGGTGACGGTGACGCTGCCGTCCTGCCCCGAGATGTCGTCGAAGTAAACCTCAAGGCCGCCGCCGAAGAGGGCGATGGCCATTTCCTCCCAGGCGCCGAAGGCGATGGCGGAACAAACACCAGAGGCCGTGCCCTTGGTCAGATCGTCCCGAACGCTGTTCGTCATGGAGGCCGGGCGACCCAGGATGGTCTTGGTCACGGCGTCATAGAGGAAGGTCGGGAAACCCGCCTCAACAACCGTGCCTTCGAGCTTGCCGAGAACCTTGCTCGAAGAGACGAAAGCCTGGGTGATGTCGCTGGCGTTCGAGGCGTCCGAAGCGGCGACGAGTTGCAGCAACTTCGCCCGATCAAGAGCCGCCCCGTTGGCCCCCAGCGCCGTCACGTTCACATCGGTGGAGGTGTAGCCGAAGAGCCCAAGCGGCTGATTGTTGCTCGACCCCGTGCCGTGGAAGGCCGCGGTCTGGATGGCCTGGGTCACGACCTGGATAAGCTGGTTGACCACGAAGGATTGCGAATCAACCTGCGAATACAGGAGCATGCCCCGGTCGATCGTGACGCGGGCGCCGACCTGATAAGGGGTGAACTCTAGGCCCGAGAGCCCGGAGTTCGACTTGGTCGGAGCGGTGCGACCCCAATAAGCCGTGGCCTCGCTCGCCTTGGGGAGCTTAGTCGGCGAGTCAAACTCAAAAAGCTGCGTGCCCAGCTTGCTCAGGACCAGGCGATTCCGCATCACGTCGATAATCGACGGATAGACTTCCGTGGTGATCGCGCCGGCGCCGGTGGTCATATCCAAGGCGCGCGACTTGACCGGGGCGTTGAACGGCAGGATCAGCCCGCGAGAACCCGGACGGGCCTTGCGGAATTCGGCTTGCGTCTCGGCTTCGATGCCCGTGAGGCGGCCTTCGCCGTTCCGTTGGGCGTAGAACTCTCCGATGGCCTTGCCGACGTTGTACTGGTGGCGGCCGTTTCGGGTGTTGACCCGATCGTTGTGCGGCATGATGGGACTCCCGACCCGATCGTTGATGTTGCCGCGCTGGGCGTGACGGGTTTGGATGCTGGCGATCCGGCCGTTGCGCTTTTGGAGCCGCTTCAACCGCTTCTCGGTGTCGTCGTACTCATCCAGCAAGGACTCAAGCTGCGCGACGATCTCCTCATCGGAGGGGGCGTCGTCGCCCGTGGGCTCGCCTTCGCCATCGGTGTTCTCGGCGTCCGGGTCGTCCTCGCGATCCTCGGTATCCTCATCCTCCAGCGCCTCGCGGAGCCGGCGGATTTCGGAATCCAGTTCATCGAGCTTGGTCAGCAGGTCTTCTTCGCGGACGGCCATTAGCGCCCTCGCTTGGAAAGGATGTGATCCGCAACCCGGAGGGCGGCGGCCTTACGGAGATTTCGCCGGACCACGCGGCCCGAACGGGTTGGACAATTCGAGGCGATCGCCTTACAGCGGGCCTCCACGGAAACGGTCGTTCCCGGATAGGCCGGGTAGGTCACGACGCTCACGTCGAAAAGATCAACGTCGGTCAATTCAACACGAGTGACCAGCACGCCATCCTCGCTTCGCTTCTCCACGTTCTCGCCACCAGGGCGGGGCGCGAAGCTGAATGAGCATTGCGTAAGGTCGCGTCGGCGAATACTGGTGGTCAGGTCGCGAGCCAGTTGGATGTCGGGAAGCTCGACCTCGAAGGCCAAGCCGATCTCGTCCTCCCAAAGCTTGAGCGTCCCCGATCGGGTTCGGCCCAAGAGCAGCGTCGGGTTGTGGTCGACCAGGCATCTAACGTCCTGTTGTTCGGCGATGGCGTTCTTAAAGGCCCCCGGCCGAATAACCTCGATGACCTTGCTCTTGCCGTCGCTCGAAAGCACGGTAGGATCATCAAACTTGGATGCGTAGCCCGAGAGGGTGATGGGCTTGCCGCCGTTGGCCGCAGCGGATTCGGCAGCTTCATCGGCCTCGCGAAACCGGAAGTCGGCAACGTCTAGAAGTCGCTCGAATCGCTTACTGGCCATTGGTGGGATCCTTGGGCTTGGCGTCTTCAGCCGGGGCGAGATTGAGCTGCACCAGATGCTTGTCGCCACCGTCGAACGTGGGATAGCCTTCCTCGATGGCGACCTGATTCGCGGACAAGACGCCCATGCGATTCAGCTTCTCGAAGTAGTTCGCCCGGCTGGCGGAGTCGCCCCGCATCAACTGCTTGAAGTCGTGAACGAAGGAGTAACCGGCCTGTTGTTCAGCCTCGGTAAGCAGGCGAAGAGCGAAGGCTTGCTCGATGATCTCCGCCCAAGGCGAGAGGCAACCCGTCACGAAATCGAGATTGGCCGCTTCGGCGGAGTTATATGAAAACCCTTCGTAGGCGAAGATTTTCGACGGCGGGACGTTGAACAGCCGGCAGATTTCCAGCGCCTGATGCTTGCGGCTTTCCAATAGCTGAGCGCGGGCCGGATCCACGTCGTTGCTTGCGAAGTCGACCCCGAACGGGATGTAGCCGACGCCGCCTTGGCCCATACCGCTCGACATGGCCACGAACGAATCGAGCATCTCTTGAGCGGCTTCCGGCGTGAGTTCGGCTTGCGCCTTGAGGAAGCCGCTCGCCAGTTGGCTGTTACTGAGGGTCGAGCCCGCCGTCTGATCGGCCGCAAGGGCGATAGCGAAGGCTTGGCGGGCCAAGAGGACCGGAGAGAACCCCCCCAATGGGGAGAAGCCCAGGGCGTTGATCCTGATGATCTTCTCGCGCTCGACTTGGACGCCGCCGACCGTGAAGGATAGAAGCCCGTCCTCATTGACGAGCGGTTGCACGAGGTTGGGATCGAGCAGTTCCAGCCGGATCGACCCATCCAGCGCTCGGATGACCTCGATGGACGCCGTTCCCCAGATCAGGGCGTGCAGGATCATCGACCGGCGGAAGTCGGCGGGGGTCGAGTTGTTCCCGTCCATTGACCGAACGAGCGGCCAGTACATGGGGTGTTCGACGGCTTGCCTGAGCGAACCATCGGGGAGCCGTTGAACCAGCCGGAGAGGCAGGGGGGCGAGCCCGGAGCAGACGGCGTTGCAACAGGCAAAAACAACCGGCAGACTCAGCGCCGACTCATGGGAGACGGGCACGTTGGTCGTGTTCGTCCCAAAGATTTGCCGCCGACCCCAGAGCCGGCTCGCGCCCCACAGTCCGCGCGGCCGCCGCCCACCCGATGCGATCGGGCCGGGGAGCATTCGTTTGAAGAAGTCGGCGATGCTCATTTGCTATGCGGCTTCCAAAGGAACTTGGCCGACGTGATGACCGGGGGTTTCTTCGCCGCCGTGACCATGTTGTCGATCAGGCCGGCGACCGCGTTGATGGTGGCCGCCATTGGGTCGATCTTCTCGTGGCTCTTGGATCGGCTGATTCTGATGTTGTCGTTCGAGTCGCGCTCGGTTACGGCGTTGGACGCAGCGAACGTGAGGACCGGGTTGTTACCGTGCCGCACCTTGCCCGTGGCGAGTAGCCGATCGAACTCTCGCGTAGGAGCGTTTAGAGAAACGCAAGTCGCGCGGATGATCTTGTAAGGGATGCCCCGTTCCTCAAGACCCGCGCCGAACGTGGTCGCGTGATACCAGTCCCCATAAGCCGACGTGAATTTCCGCCGCTCGTATTCGGCGTCGGCGAAGTCGAGAATCACGGTTTCGTCGATTCGCGATCCGGGAATCAGGGTGATGTAGCCTTGTTCGGCCCAATCGAGATACGGGATTCCCGTCGTCTTTTGCTTATGGATTGCCGACTCTTCCGGCATCCATGAGTGGCTAAAGATGTCGATGCCCCGCTCAAGGTTGCCGACGATGGATGTCCACGAGACAAGATCGTCAGTGCTGGCCAAGTCGTATCCGGCGTGCCAGGTTTCGTCGGGACCGATCTCCGATTCATCGCGGCGCGGCGGGCAGTTGGCCCATGCGTCGCGGTCGATGAATCGCGTGGCCTCTTGGGTCCAGACGCCAAGCCGGGTTCTCAACCAGTAGTTCCAACTGAGCGGCGATCCCTTGGCGGCCTCGTAGTCGCTTCTGAAGCCCGAAAGGCTCATCGTATGCCCAAGCGAAGGATTGAACCGACGCCACGTTTCCTCGTCGTGTGGGTCGTATTCCTCCCCGTCGCGGGGGCCATAAACGACGCCGCAGAACCCAAGATCGTCCCAGACTTCGCCAGACTCAATGCGCCTCGCTCGCAGGTACTGTTCGTACATCACGCTGAGCCGGTCGTCGCCGGCCGTGCTGATGACGATTTTCAACGGCTGGGCTCTTGCCGCGCCACTACCCGAATAGACGTTCCAGGCGTTTCGCTTCGAGCCGGTCCAGCGGTGCAGTTCATCCGCAATGACGCACGAGAGATTGCCACCGTCCGGCGAGTCGGCGTCGGAACTGTTGACTTCAAGGACGCCTTTGTTCTCGGGACATTTGATGGTCGCGTAATACTCGTTGTAGGTCAGCTTGTTGGACAGGTATGGCGACTGGTCAATCATCAGAGTCGCGGCGGTGAATGTCTGCTTGGCTTGCTTGCGGTCGCAAGCCGCCAGAGCGATCTTCGGGGCCGCTTCGCCATCGCCGACCAGCATGTAATTAGCAAGGGCCGACGCTATTTCACCCTTGCCTTGCTTTTTAGGCACGCAGCCGAACATCTCACGATGCCGGCGATATCCGGTTTCCGGGTCAATCCAGCCGAACGTTCTCCAGATCCAGGACCGCTGCCACGGAAGCAGGATCAGAGGCTTGCCGGCGAATGGTCCGACCGACTGGCGACACAGCCGCTCGATGAACCTGACCGGCCGATCGGCCCGAACTGGATCAAAGACATAACCCCGCCGCAGCGCTTCCTCGTCCGCTTTGGTGACGACGGGGTTAAATTCTTCGACCTTCATGATCTCACGCCAGCAACTCGTCCAAGGTCTTCTCGCGTTCAGCCGATTCGACGTGCTGGATGCGGGCGCGGGCCGTGGGGCTGAGGCCCAACTCACTCGCGTACCTGCTCATCTCCGTGGCGGCCGTCGCCTCGATGTTGAGCAACGGATGGGAACGGGTTGACCCGTTCTTCCCATTGACGACGACCCAGCCCTCTTTGGAGAGAATCTCGCGGGCCTTGACGAACCGACTGTAGGCGGAACACAGGCAAGCCAGGATCGGCCCGTCCGTCTTGGCTAGGATTCGCGACTCGGTCATCTCGGCGACCAACGAATCCCACAACGCGGAAGCCACGGGATCATCAGCGATCGTCGCGGGCTTCTCCGGCGCTCCACCGCCGCCGCCTTCGATCGGTCTCGGCTTGGGCTTCCGGCCGCGAGCGCTCATGTCTTCCTCTGGTTGATTCGCCACCGCGAAACGCGGCTATGACAGGGTGCGCAAAGGCTTTCCAGGTTCGTTTGATCGAACGCCAGGTCCGGGCGGTCAAGGCGTTCCTTGACGTGGTGGACTTGCGTGGCTGGCTCAAGCCTGCCGGCCGCCTTGCAATGCTGGCAAAGCGGGTCGCGTCTCAACTTATGTTCCCGCGTCGATCGCCAAAGTTTTGAGCGGTAGAACTTTTGGCGTTCCTTGTATTCCTCAACCTTCTCGGGCGGCCGAAACACGGGAACATGCTTGGGCGGGCCATCGCGTCGGACGGGAAGGGCCATTACTCGCCCTCTGGCTTGGCGACCTCGGACAACTTCGCCTTCAATTCGTCGCGCTCGGCGGTCACGGCTTGGAGCCGGGCTTGGGCGTCCTCAAACCTGGCTCGCCAGTTGGCGGCGATGCTCGCGTCGTCCGCGTCGTCCTTGCGCCGGGCTTGGCGGATGCTGGCGTAG